TAGGGTCCACTCTCGGTTCTTGGTAGTTCCTTCGGGGTAAGGGTTACTCTTAAGGAAGTAGTGATTGCCTTGTTTCTCAGGACGACGAAAAGCTTTAAGCCCTTCCTTGAATGCACTCATCAGGTATCTCCCGGTCCAATCTTATTAAGAACGTCAACGTTAACAAAGGTCCACAGGGTAGCATCTTCTAGATTAATAGAGACGATCCCATACAGTTTACCATCAGCAAGATAAAGGTACTCCAGTGTGTCTACGCCCATCGGCATAGGTTGGGGTTGGAAGACCGCACAGCGGTTAGGAGCAATGCGTTGTGAGTTGTAGAGTCTCCGGTAATCCTCAATGTGATCTAGGAAGTGGTGTAGCTCCGACTCTCCTGCACATGCAAACGACAAGACGATAGGACCTTCCGGCGCTTCGTACTCCAAGTTTTCAATACGCTCACCCGAGAGTGCCGGTGTCGTCAACGTAAACAGTGCCGTTAGGGTTGCTAAAATCTTTTTCATTGGTCGTCTCCATTGTGGTTAGGTATTCAATAGCTTTTTTTAGAACTTCCTTTTTATCTTTTGCCGCCCCAAGTAGGTTATTGCAGTTTTGGCACAGGAGTCCCCTAACATCACCAGACTCATGGCAGTGGTCAACAAATAACTTCCCCCTTGGTGCTTCTTTTTCGTGTAGTCCGCAGATTTCACAAACGTAGTTAACAGTTTCCCTCATCTTATTGTACTCATCATAAGAAATACTATAGCGTCTTTGATAGTGATGTTCTTTATATCTATCTGGGTTGGACTTTTTCCAGTTAGAAGCTTTAGAATTATTACAAGGTTTACAGATAGTGTGTTTACCATCTGGTATCTGCTTATTTTTGTGATAATCTTCTAGGGGTTTTACCTCCCCGCATAGTTGACATTTTTTAGTTTTCATTTTCTACCACGTCAATCAATCTTTCTAGATACCAACGGGCCTTTTTCGTGCATATACTTGGCGATGTTCCCCCGGAGATAACCAACAAACTCCTCTCTTGTCAGGAAGTCCTGAATGTAGTCGATAGCTTCGATTTTACCTTGACCGTAGTGGCTTGGTCGGTTGACCGGATCGTAAGAAGGTTTGTAGGTTGGGATACAGAAACTATAACCACACTCCCAACACCTAGCATCTGGAGAGGGAATAGACTCACCACAGTTTTGGCATTGGTAGTCTTGCGGGGGGTCGTAATAAGTTGTCATGATGTAAGTATATCCTATGTTAGGTTACTTGTCAAGTTTATTCACAAGACCTGATGCCGGTTTCCACATCAATGTAGCAAGCACCACCCTCCACGGTGATTTCATCTTGATCTGGTTCTTCTTCTACTACCTCCTCACTAGCAGAAGCATTAAGAATACCAAACCGCTTACCAGAAGCACGGAAGGTAGTACACCCTTTAGCTCCACCTTCGTAAGCCTGCATGTAGACATCCTTGAACTCTTCCCAAGTAACACTGTCACCAACATTACAGGTTTTAGAACAAGCTGAATCAACCCACTCTTGGGCAGCAGTCAGCATACCTACATGGTCAAGGACAGAAATCTCATCAGCAGTGACACACTTGATACCCCACTCACGATAGGCGTAGTCCTCTACAACCTCCACCTCAGGTCCATCAAAGGTTTGCTTAGTACGTTCATAGGAGGTAGCGTACACCGGCTCCAGCCCCGAAGACACGTTGTTAGCAGTAAGGCTGATGGTTCCTGTAGGAGCAATAGAAGTCAAGTGACTATTACGAATACCGAACTTAGAGATAGCCTCCTGAACCTCCGGGTCTAGCCTCTGGATGAAAGCTCCTTGCAGGTATTTTTCTTTGTCGAACAGCGGGAATGGCCCCTTCTCTGCAGCAATCGAAGCAGAAGACATGTAGCAATTATTCGCTACCAACTTTAGTAAGTCGAATGTCCACTCCCTAGCTTCGTCTGAGCCATAACGAATACCCAAAGCACCAAGTACATTCCCCAAGCCGGTAATGCCAAGACCCATACGGCGCTTACTTTTGGCTTCAAGTTCCTGTTCAGGAAGGGGGTAACTAGTCTCGTCGATCACATTATCCATAGCCCTGACGACAGGCGGGATATCGTGCTTAAGTTTCTCATAGTTAAAGCTGTAGTTAACACCGTCATGATCGACATACTTCGTGAGGTTCCACGACCCCAAAAGACAGGCACCATATTCAGGGAGAGGCTGTTCCCCACAGGGGTTCGTAGCTGAGATGTCCTCGCAGTACCACAGGTTATTCATGTGGTTAACCCGGTCAATGAAAATAACACCCGGCTCTGCCCAGTCCCAAGTGTTCCTGAGGATGGTATCCCACAGGCTACGAGCGCGGATGGTATCATGAACCCTGCCTTCAAATACCAGATCAAAGGGGCCATCATCTTTCACGGCCTCCATGAACTCATCAGTAACCAGAACACTAATGTTAAACTGGGTCAGGTTGTCGTGGTTGGCCTTGGCTGTAACAAACTCCACGATGTCAGGGTGATCCACACGAAGACACCCCATCTGAGCGCCTCGACGATGGCCAGCAGAAGCGATAGTCTTACACACAGAATCCATGATACCCATGAATGATACAGGACCACTGGCTTGTGAACCAAGAGACTTGATACGGGAACCCTTAGGCCGAATAGCCGAGAAGTCATAACCTACACCACCGCCCATCTGCATGGTACGAGCAGCTTCCTTAGCTACATCCATGATGCCCATAAGACTGTCCGGTACCTTCTTCATGACGTAGCAGTTGAAGGCGGTAACCCTGCGGTAAGAACCAGCAGCAGTCTGTACACGACCACCGGGTAGGAACCTCTGTTCCTTAAGAATAGTGTTGAATTGATTATAGTGTTCTTGGTCGTCAGTCAGGGCACCCGCCACACGAGCACACTTCTGTCCGTAGCTTTCACCTTCTTGACGGTATTTAGTTTCATCTGCCCACACAGCGATGGGAATAATCGGTCCTGTCATTTTGCCTCCATTAAAAATTCGGGATGTATAGTTCACCTTGGGTACGAGCTTCGTAAAGTTTGTCTAGCCTTGTGCGTAAGTCATCAGCATAAGAGAAGTTACCAACCCACTCATGGTCACTGATCTGGTTCTCTAGCTTGGTTATCTCGTCGTTGATCGGAGTCAGTCTAGGGTCTTGCATCTAATGTAACCGTTCTCAATATCTTTTTTAATTTGGTTGTAAACTTCATTCATAGCCTCAGCCAATAATACTGCGGAGTGTTGACTTTGTTCTACTGAAATACACCTGTGACCTGTAATACTTGTTTCATTAACTACAGTCCAGTAGTTGTTATCATCTGACTCTGCTACGTATATTTCTGTCCACATTACAGGGGGTTGGTAGTTCGGCCCTTTAAGAACTTTGCCATCTTCACGCTTGATAGGTTTCCCGTCGTCACCCAACTTCGACATGTTACTAAGATGAACACGCCGGAACGCCTCTATATAATTAAGGTCACCCAAGATTTCAATAGCCTTCTCGTAAGTTTTTGAACTTTCTGTGAGCAAGGTCATCAGTTCTTTGTGTTCTTCGTCGGAGAACAACCCCAGTTTCTCAGCACCAGCAGACACCAGATTAAAACCAATGGTCACGTACATCAAGTCGGTGGCTTCTTTCAGTGTGTCTACACGGGACATAGGTTCTTTAGAAAGTTCCTCTCGGAGTTCCTGAAGTTCTTCCCGGATTAGGTCAGCCCACACACGGGGGTCAAGACTGGCACCGAACTTCTTAATGAACTCCCTCAGCATATCTAGGGTAATGTCATCACTCATTGGTTTCTCCAACCACATTCATCAGGAGGTCCCACTCTAGTTCCTGTTCAGGTAGGTCTTCCATGTAGAATACTTCCCCCTCGTAGGACGCACTGTGCTTGATAGCCCTGAGCATACGTTCGAGTTCTTGGTTGTCCTGTGCGTACAGCTCAAAGGAACGGGTCTTACCATCCATGCGGTAGTTAATAATATACAAGTTCATGTCTGAAGGTCCTCTAGTCTGTGAAGGTCCTCAATAACCTCGTCGATAGTTTCGATCATGTCTCCGTAATCATCGCCAGACTCCACGTCTCCGGTGTCATAGGCGTCATCTTTTAACTCTGACAACTCAATCCGGATTTGTTCCAGCCAGTAGAGTTTATCTTCAATGTCCATTAATCTTCCCCGTGCCTTGTGTAGTAGTAATCAATATGGTTTAGCAGTTGAGCAAACACCAGTTCAGGTGAGTATGTTCCATTACTAGGGCACCTAAGTATCTTGGTATCTGTGAGGGTATCATACAACCACCGACCTTCAATATCTTCCATTACAAAATATCTATCAGCCATACATAGTCTCCAGTGCTTCCATGCTAACCCAAGTCAAATCATAGTCTCCATCTCGGAGGTCCCGTTTGATTGCGATGCCGTGTCTCCATTCCTTGTTCGCCTGTCCAGCCCAAGCTTCTTCCTTGCCTTTGAAACAGCCCGCGACAAGACCATGTATCGGTGAAGGAAAAGCATCACCTTTATACTTATAATCAAATTTATGAGAATGCCCAACAGTGACAGAACTGGATAGCTTTTTGATAAGAGAACTAGCATGATGCTCACCTGACATAGCAGTGCCATAATTGCCAGAAGAGATATAATGGCTGTAGTATACACCATCATAACAAGCGATGGCTGGGCCACCATTGGTGTAGGGGTGGTATTCGTCGAACCAGTGGTCCGTTTGAAGATGCCCAAAGGATACCCCGTATTTTTCTCCCTCAAGTCGAGGGTCCTCGGAGAGAACCTTTTTGATTCGATGTTCGTGGTTCCCCTCAAGTCCAACCCAGAAGGGTCTTTTCCTTTTAGCACGTTTGAAAGGCCAACGTAGTCTTTCTTGAGCGTCGTTATAACATTGAATATCTTCTTCATAGCTTTGTGTCACAATCTTCTGGGGGTACCTCGTGTCGTAAGAGTTCAGGGACCGCATGTCCGCACCATCCCCAAGGTCCACGACAACATCCGGCTTGAGGTCATAGATAAGTTTACCAAGCCAAGTAAACCTGTCGTTAGAAACCGAGGGATCGGCATGTGCGCAACTCCACACTAGATAAGTTTTACTCATACGTATAGCTCCAATGGTTCGATCCCTTTGGGGGATTTGTAGTAGGCTTCGATTGCCGGTAGGTCCTCCGCGTTGAACCAGATGGTAGCAGTTTTGACTTGGCCGTCTTCATATTCACAGGTCATGTCGATACCTACAAGCCCTTCCTCCGGCATGAAGTCATATTGGTTGCTTGCGATTGCGTGTGCTAGAACCACTTTCATTAATATCTCCAAGCTTGTTTGAGTCTACGTAGGAGTGTATCACCACGGTCTTCCCATGTCCAGATCAATTCAAGTAGTCCCTGAAATTCCTCGGCTGTCATGTTGCCCTTGGCACGGTTGATACCCGAAGAAGTAATACACAAGTTAGAAAGTTTGTCTGTTCCTCCTCGACTGCGGGGTTGTTTGTGATCTACTTGCAGGTCCTTTAGTACTATTGGCTCTTGGGTGTAGTAACAGACCAACTCCTGAGAGTTAAACCAGTTCTCGAACTCCTTGACGGTAGGCACATCCTCGGGATTATCCCCGGAACGTCTGGCTCTGGCTCTCATGGAAGACCGAAGGTTCCTCGCTTTGTACTTGAGGATATCCTTGGGTGGCTTACGCTTGCGCCTAGGTTTTTTGTTCTTTGTTGGTTTCTTCATCACAACTCTGGAGTTCATGTGAGAGAATACTCAGGAGGTCCCTCGCCTCGTCAATCGAAAGTGTCAAACAATAATCATGCTTACACACTAGGAGCCTAGGCTTACGGTTCAGGTCAGCATACCTAACACTAATCATCGGTTACCTCCGGTATATGGTCTTGAGGTTTTCGGACTATCTTCGTGAGGTGCCTTGGCCCATTGGAGTACAAGAAGGTCCTAGCTTCTGGCCAGCAATCTTTACGGAACTCACAATAGGAGCAATGAAAATCAAGCTTACGATTACCGGACTGACCATCGGGTATATCTGAAAACCCACGAGGGGGTTTAGGTCCAGAGATTACCTCTTTGGTGTGGAGGATTTCCTTTTGCTTGTTGTCTAGCTCCGGGCGGAGGTTATAAGTATCCAGACACAGCTTGAACTTGTCCTTGTTAACAGCCAAGAAAGCAGCATTTTCTTTGTCGTGTACTCTTGGATCATCCCGGTATGCATACAAGTAACTACTAAGCTGGGAGATATAACCAAACCCATCGACCTCCACAGGGGGTACCCATTGTTCTCCGTCTTTGGTACGCTTCATGTAACCCTTGAGTTGGTTGTACTGGAACTTCTGAAAGCCATAGGAACTGGCAGACTTAACGTCAACGACAACCCCATCAATAATGCAGTCCCCCGATCCGGGGATACCCAACACGTCGAGGGGTTCTTGTAGTCCCTCCACCTTGTGACCAGCGGCAATCGCTAGGCTAATAGCAAAAGCCTCCAGCATGTCCCCGTAAAAGAAGTTGCCTAAGGTTTCTGCCCGCAGGGGTGTGGCCTTCTCGGATTCATTAGCAACATACCACTTCTGACGATCACA